AAATCTGTTGTAAAAACTAACCTTGAAACATCGAGTAATTACTCATCAGCAGAAGAACAAGCCAGAGTACGAAAAATTGCCTATGATAATCGAACCTGGGGAGGTGTATCTGTATCTGGAGATAAAGAGATCAATAGTGCTGGGGAGGAGGTTGATACACAAAACCCAGGACATCAAACAAACGGCACATTAACGACTGTAGAAGGAAATACACAAACACCCCAAACACGAGTAGGAGATGATCTTGGTGATACTCCACCAGTGCCAAATCCAGAGAGAAGTCGACGGTTCGACGCAAGCACAGATGATATTATTAGATCGATTGAAAAAGATGGCGTTAGAAAAGTAGGCGGTAACCCTGGAGCTTATTACAAATATCCATTAAACTTATCTGAACAGTTTAAATCTAATTTCGATTTTATTCAATTGACTGCATACGATTATAACGCACCAGGATTGGATACTATTAACGTAGAGGATTATGGTGGAGAAAGGATCAAAGAAAAAATTTGGGAAACTTATCAACTCCCAATGGTTCCAGGAAAAGGAGAATCACAAGCAACTTCATGGGGTAAGGACGAAGCAAATGCTCTTCAATTAGCCTTGGCTGGTCATTCTGGTAGTCTTATAAATGATTTTAGTTGGAATAATATAAAAGAGGTATGGGGTGAAGTTGTAGGAGATTTTAAATCAGTTATTAAGGATGAAAATACACAAAAAGCAATTACATCATGGATGGCTGGACAAGCTGTTGGTATTAGTGGTCTTATGAAAAGATCAAATGGTTTGGTGATTAATAATAATATGGAATTATTGTTTAATGGCCCAAGTCTTAGATCATTCAATTTCTCTTGGGTTCTAACTCCAAGAAGTGAAAAAGAATCTGAACAAATTAGAGCAATTATAAGATCCTTAAAAAGGAATGCGGCACCCCAAAGATCTGTATCTAATCTATTCCTAAAAACACCAAGAGTATTTAAGGTAAAGTATATAATGGGCCCAAGAGGGGATCATCAATCAAATGACCTCCACCCATATCTAAATAAATTTAAGACATGCGCTCTAACTAAATTTAATGTTAAATATGGTAATGGATCATCTAATACCACTTACGATAGAGGTTCCATGACTCAATACACAATTGCTCTATCTTTAAGTGAATTGTCACCAATATATGCTGATGAATATGATGAGAATGATGATCTTAATGCACCAACAACAGGTTATTAATAAATGTCAAAACCATATTTCAGATACATACCAGAATTCGATTACATAAGTAGAGAATCTAATTCAAAAAATATATCAGACTATATTAGAGTAAAAAACATATTCAAAAAAGCCGAAATAAATCAAGACATATTTAATGATTTGTCTAATTTTACAAAATACAAAATTGTAGGTGATGAGAGGCCAGACAATATTGCATATAAAGTATATAATGATCAGAATTTAGATTGGTTAATACTACTTTCTAATAATATTTTAAATGTTGAAAGTGAATGGCCACTAAGCCAAGAGTCATTCCACAATTACTTAATAAGTAAATATAATACAGAAGAAAATATATATGGTGTCCATCATTATGAAACAATTCAAATATTGAATAGTGAAGGTAAAATTATTATTAAAAAAGGTTTAGAAGTTCCTAAAGATTTCAGTATAACATACTATGATAATGGTATTGAAATGATAGCTACTAATTGTACTGTTGGTATTACAAACTATCAATATGAAACTAAAATAAATGAGGATAAAAGAAATATTTACATATTAAAATCCAAATATATCAATACCGTAATTAATGATATGGAATCTATAATGTCATACAAAAAAGGAAGTAGTCAATATGTTTCTAAGAATTTGGTAAAAGGTAGTAATACAAGAATTTATAATTAAAAAGGAGGAAGAGTTAAAAACCCTCCCTCCCTTTATTTTAAGAATCAGCTAATTTTTGAAAATAGCTTAGAGTATCATCATCATCTTCATCTTCTGATGGGGGTGATTTTTTACTTTTAGCAACACTCTTTTCAAGTTTTTTCAATACTTCCTCATCTGAAACTCTTTTGGTTTCAGTTTGAGAAGTAGTATCATAATCCAACTCTTCACTGGTAACTTTCTGATTATTACTCTTGTTTCCAAGAATATAATCAAGCCTCTTTTTCAATTCATCATAAGTTTTGAATTGATCAGGAGCAGTAATAGCAGATAAAGAATATTGTTTCTTCCAAAGTGCTTCAAGTGCTTCATCATCCTCTAATAGAGGAGTTTGATTATCAAATTCGGACTTATCATAATTCCAGTAACCATCTTTCTTCTGAAGTTTCAGTTTAAAGTTAGCACCTTCCCAAAAATCAAAAGGATTAATCGGTGATTCATCCTCAAATTCTGGCTGCATCACATCCATAATTTTATCAAAGATTTTTCTTCCATACTTATAAAGAAAAACTTTACCCTCATTCTGAGGATTGGTGGGATCTTTAACAACATAAATGTTACTATAGAAACTCAGCTTACGCTTTTGTTTGCGTACAGTATCTTTATCCTGTTCACTACCACTATTCCACAATTCTCTATTCAAATCACTAACAGGATCCTTACCTGAGATAGTAGTGAGAGAGTTCTCAATATACCATCCACCAGGACCTTGAAATGCATGAGTAAACAATTTAGCCCAAGGCAATTCTTCTCCATCAACAGCAGGAAGAAATCTAATAACAGCATAACCATTACCTGATTTGTCCATCTCTGGTTTCCAAAGACGTTCATCAGAATTACTTCCAGAACTATTCATCTTTTCAACTTCTTTTACCAGTTTATTGGTAAGAGAGCCCAATGAAGATGCCTTTTTTAAGTCGCTAAAACCCATTTGTACCTCGTATTCGTTGTATTTGGTCTGTATCCCTTAGCTTAGTTTATAAGGATTGGGTAGCCTCATGATTCTATTATAACAGATATATCATTCTTCGTCAAGTGAGTCTTTCAACCTTCTAATAACATCATTCATATTCCTAAAAACATAAGAAAAATCAATATCTTTTGAATATCCCATTGATGACGCCCCTTCAATAATTTGTTCCTTCATGGCTTTTGCTTCAGGATCATCAGACATATTCAATCTAAAATAAAGTATCTCTTGTTTTTTTAATAATTCTTCCAAGAGATTAATATGTTCTATCTTTTCTGATTTATTCATACTACTGACAGAAAAAACCTCAGAATATACCTTTTCCTGAAGTTCTGCTATTCGTTTGATTTCCTCTTGAACTATCTCTGATTGAAAAAATGTCATATCTAATCCAGAATAATTTTTTTTAATATTTTCTTATAGTTATTTACATCTATATTCAAAAAGGAAGAATATTTTTTAATCTTTAAACTTACGGTTTCCCACACAGGATCTTTCAATTTCTTATCAAAATCAGAAGCATATTTTAATATTTTATCATATATTACCATAGTCTCTATACTAACCTCATCATTTAAAAACATTTTTAAAATAATGGGATGGCCATCAGAACAATCAAATACATCATCTACCTTATTAGATGAAAATATATTCTCAGACTCATCTCTAAAGACATAAGATAGTGACTGTACTTTTCTTTTCCAATCTGTATATTCCTTCTCACCATTCCTCATAATCTCACCAATCCATAAAGTTTGTGGATCAGTGGTACTTACAAAGTTAGAAACAAAGAAATCTAATACTTCATTATCCTTTTTCTGTCTACTAAGGCGCTCAAAAAACATCCTATCCTTTCTCCTATAAAAGGATTTTAATGATGCTCTTGATTTACCACAATACTTATGGTAGTCATAGTTTTCTCTTGTAAAATGATTTTTTAATCCAAGATAGGATTTATAAGTCTCAAAAGGATTCACCTTAATCATTAGATAGGAAGCTTAGCTAGTGAAGTTCTTTTCAGGAAATTTAATTCCATAGCTTCACATTTAATCTTTTCTTTCAGTGGTTTAGACAATAGTTTAGGTACTGATTCCACATCTAAGTTATTTTTCTCACAGAAAAATACAATAGCATCAATATACTTCATACCATTACCAAGAGCAAGTGATTCTATTTCATCAGTAAATTTTTTTGAAGAATAAAACTTCTTCTCAATTATACTATCAATATCTTTATCAGTTTTTGGCATATTCTTGCAACTTAGATTCAACAAATTCTCTAATATACTTTGAGAGTATTTTAATATATTTTTTCTTGTCGTATTCTTCATAGACTTCTACTTCTCCATTCTCACAGGACATAATGATTACAAATTTCTTAATTACAATGCCAGTCATTTCATATAACATACAAGCGTATGCTGCACACTGAACAAAATAATTATCAATCCAATCTCTTGGTTTGGGCTTTTTACTAGTCTTAAAATCAATAATGGAAAGTTCTCCATTATATTCACCAATACAATCAACAGTACCAGCTACACCAAGTTGTTTACTAAACAATGGTTGTTCAATAGCGTGAATATTACCAATCTTATCAAGATCTGGTTTTGCCTGCTTAAAAAGATATTGTGATAAAGGTTGAACTGGAGGGAGTTCTCTATTACATAGATAACATTCAGCAAGAGTATGCATGTCTGTTCCTCTACTAGTTGCAGCCTTGGTAATTTTATTAGCCTCCTCTACACCTACCCTCTTTCTCCATTCTATAAAGAAATCCCGAGTAATAAAACTAATAATTGAAGTAATAGATACTAACTTAATAACCTCACCAGATTCGGGAATCTTATAGTATCTAACACCATCAATAGTTTCTCTTTCTAATGAAGAAAGATTCAAATCAACATGATTAAAAATCATAAATTAAGTTCCATTTTTGCTATGATGTACTCTTTAACTAATCCACTTCTGCAGATATCTTCAGCGTTGAACTCTATAACATCAAAAGATGGCATATTTTTTATGATTTCCATAAATTCAAAAATACCATTCCTTTCATTCTGTTTAACTAAATCTGTTTGAGTGGCATCACCACAAAACATAATTTTAGAATTTTCACCAACCCTTGTAATTATACTATCAAGTTCATGGAAATTCAAGTTTTGAAACTCATCTACAAGAATAATAGAATTATCAAAGGTTGTACCCCTTATAAAAGAAGTACTCCAAAAACCAATAGTTCCCTGTGCCTTCAAATTTGAATAGAGCATATCAAATGAAGTATCATCTGGCATCTGAAACATAAACTTCACCATATTCTTATAAGGAATTTGATAAAGTAGAGATTTATCATCATGATCTCCAGGAAGAAACCCAATCTCTCTAGTTGCTACAAGTGATCTAACAATATATATTTTATCATAATGAGATTTTGGGTCCAATACATCAAGTATAGCATTATAAAGAGTAATAAAAGTCTTACCTGTTCCAGCTACTCCATAAGCAATTAAATTTTGTCCTTTTTTATAACTTTCAAAAAAGTGTGATTGATTCTCTGTAAGAGGTTCAATTTTTTTAATATAATCTAAATTAATTGGTTTTTTTCTTTTCATTGTTTTATTGCTCATCCCGTAAGGAACGGGATTTGTGCTAATACCTGCTGATTTTTTTCTTGGCATATATTTTTAAAAAAAGTAATAGGGGTAAAAAAATTCCTGAGTTTTTTTTCCCCCATTTTTGAAACTAAAAGATGATTTTGGTTTTGGGTAAGTTATACAGGTCTTACATTAGAACCTGGCATCTTAGATGCTTTACGAAGAACGTCATTCCATCCAGGATGAGATTTCTTCAGCTTATCATATACCTCTCCCACTTCTCCAATAGCAGCAACTCCTGCCATCCAATCTTTATCCCAATCAGGATTCTCTTTTCTCCACTCATCGTATGCCACCATTGACATAGAGAGTTCTTTAGTTTCACCAGTCTTCAAATTTTTCAATGGATATGTAGGCATAATTTTTTAATATATGTAAGGTTATTTAGATACCCAGTCTAGAGCTTCTGAAATGGTAGAAAGGTTGTTGTGTATTTTATTATATCATATCAACCACTCATTATCAATACCTCCAAGTGCTTCTGATGTTATGGGAAACTCTTTACAAAATATCTCCTTACAGGATAACGCAATATCCCTGTGTTCTTTCTGTGTTCCATTCTTCTCTCGCAGAGCAATGTAGGTAATCCAGCTCCGCAAGCTGCCAGTCATGTACATTTTGGTTGGTGTTGCAAGAGGTAATACAAATCTTGCACATTCTTTAGCAATACCATCATCAACCATCTTTTGATAAAGGTCCATAGACCTAGAGAAATGATCTTCCATCAACATTTCGTACTTCTTAATGGTAAATTCATCAAGATCATTTGTACTGTTTTGACGATTCTTTGTATCCTGCCTTCTAAGTTCTGGTAATGGAATATTTTCACCTAAAAGAGATGAATTAGCATATCTTTGAGAAAATTCTTGAAAGGTAAATGACCTGTGCCTTAGGATTTGAGCAGCTAATCCACGCGTAGTATTAATCTCTACCGTCATATGTGCTTGCTCAAATACAGACCAATGACCATGCTTAATACAATACTTTAAAAGTCCTTCTACATTAGGATTCTCCTGGTTCTTAGGATTTGAAACCCTAGCTATTTTCCCCATCAGCCTCTCGGCATTAGGAGTTACTGATATCAATTTTACTAAATTCATTCTTGGTCTTTTTCAATAATTTTTTTATTTTTTTTTGATGAAGCACTTTTTTAGCATATAACATATCACCCTCTGTAAATAAATCAGAATGTTTTATAATATACTTAGCCGCTTTTTTTGTCGATCTCATCCTTGATAAAATATGCTTTGAAAAAGGAAACTAAACCATTAGAGGTTTTATTACCCTGAGAGACCCAAACATCTACACATTCATAAATGTCTTGGGTAGAATATCCAACTTTATCTATTTGAACACCACCAAATCTCTTTAATAGTATATTTATACATTGGGCCCTCAATTTTAAACGATCATCAGTATATCTCCAATC